GACAGTACATTAACTGGGCCACAAGTATGAAGATACATCAACTATTATCTGGAGTAAGAACACATGTGAGCAATGAAGAACAGCACTTCATTGAACATCATCAAGGTAAGATAAAAATAAGCAGTTTAGATGAACATGATGAGTGGCTTGCCCAAAGTCTTGTTCGCAAAGGAATTTATAAAATAAGTAAAGATAACAATACATTAATTCCTAATCTAAATGAAAACAATACCTGACGATCTTTATAAAAAAATATTAAAAATTAGCGAACGAGTTCGTGGAGAACTTCGAAGCAAGGGCTTAATAGTGCCTGTAGAGAACGATGACGGTTCTATTGGTATAGGGCCTTATTCTATTGCAAAAGATTCTAATGGACTCTATAATATATTGGATCATTGGAATGATATTGTAGTCAAGGGTATTAATTTACCCCAAACTGCTATAATTGTTGCCAATAAAATGGCATTAACATACAATAGAGACGACAAACTATTGGACATTGATCGCAAATATGGGTACGCTGATTTTGAGGAAACCCTTTATAAACGCAATATGTACACTACCAACTATGATAGATTTGATGTTTATGTGTCTAAGTACAATCAAGCTCGCCATAAGAGAGAAGAGTATAAAAATACTATAACTCATAGTTTTCAAAAACTAGTTAATCTAGTATAAATAATATTAAACAATTTTTTGGAAATTCTATGAAAACTACAGACTTTAACAAACCAAAAACTAGCACTATGCTAGAGGAAAATTTAGAGAAACAATTCGGTACTCGCGTAAATTTAGAAAAATACGGTCGCGAACAATTAGAAGATATGCGTAATAAATTACGTACTCGTATTTTCCAACAAGAGGGTTCTTCTAAGTTTAACAATCTGTTAGCGAATGAAACTTACCAAAAAGACAAAGCAATGTTAGAGTTGCTAAACACAAGGATTAAAGAAATGCTAGGCGAAGACATCAAAAAATTACGCGACAAAATGATCGCATTAAGCGAAGGCAAAAAAGACGTTAAAATGACTAAAAAACCCAAGGGTTCAAAGGGTACCGACCAAGATGGTGATGGCAAACGTAATTTTGATGATGTTCAAATCGCAAGAATGACAGCCGGCGGAGTTCCTAAAAAGACAGCTATTGCTAAAGCAAAGTCTGATAACTTTAAAGAAGGTCTTCCTTTCCAAGAAACAATGAAGAAAAAATGTTGCTGTTCTACTAAGGGCGAAGATAGTTGCCCTGTACACGGTATGAAGGAAAGTTTCCCAACAGTTGCTGATGCTAAAGCTCGTCATGAGAAAGAAAAAGGCACAGGCGAGTTTGATAAGAAAGACATAGGCACTGGTACAGTATACTCAAGAAAAGGCGGAGCAAGTGGCACAGAAGATCCGCGTCGTCCAGCTAAGTCAATGAAATTAAAGAAAGGTGGCACGATGCAAGAAGGCCACAAGCACGATGCAGATTGCGGATGCGATGAATGCATGATGCAAGAGACGCAAGGTAAGAAGAACTGGATTGCAGGCGCTACAAAAAACAAAGGTGGCTTACATAAGGCATTAGGTGTACCGAAAGATGAAAAGATTCCTAAAAGCAAATTAACAGTTAATCCGGGTGACAGCACTAAACTTAAGAAAGAAAAAACTCTTGCTAAAACTTTAAGCAAAATGCATGAGTCACAATTCAAACACAATGTTCGTTTTGTAAATGAAAGCATTAGTTTCCTATTACAAGAAGATGAAGAAGGCAAGGCAAAAACAATTACAGCCGCAGGTGATATGGTTAATGACTTCACAACTTGGATGCAACGTGTAGGTCAATATCAAACTAAAGCCATTATCGAACTAGCAGATGCAATTCGCGCAGACTTTGGTGCAGCAGAAGCTGAACAATTTAAACAAAGCGTTGGCCCAGCACTAAGCTCTACGTTAGAAACATTAACACAACAACGTGAAGCAATTAGTAATGCGGTTGCTGCACTAGCAGGTGAAGCCGCTCCAGCAGAGCCAATGGGAATGGAACCAGAAGCTGACATAGGTACTGGAATGGAACCAGGTGCTGAGACAGGTGCTCCAGATGAAATGAATCCAGACATGGGTGCTGGTGATGAGTTTGGTGCTAGTGATGCCGCAGTAGGTCCAGCTGGTACAACAGGACGTGAGCCACGTGCTGGCATGATGGAAAGTCGTGCACACCGTCGTGCTCGTAAATTAGCTGAATCACACAGTATTATATCTAAATTAGCTAAATGAGATTATTTGAAGTAGACTCAGGTATTGCTAGAGATATTCTTTCAATCCTTCGAGGTCAGGCTAACAAACCGGGTGTAACTGGAGAGGGCATTCCGCTCACTATATCTCTTGAAGAATTTAAAGATTTAATAAGAAATACTGATCTATCAGGATTAGTTTCTACTCCTGATGGATTACGTGCATTAACCATTAGTAATCCTAATCCAATGATGGCGCAGTCTTTTAAAGATGTTATTTCTGATATAGATGACGCAGGCACTATAACTCTAAATACTACAGCAAAAAATCCAAATGCTACGCAGGAACCTTCACCCGATGCTAGAGGCGGTGGCGGTGGCGGCCCTGATATAAACAGTATGGCTAGTCATAACTCCAAAACCTTTGCCAAATAGTTGACATAGTTAGGTAGTTGTATTATAATTACTGTTATGACTACCTTCTCCCCTCCTCCATTCGTTGAACGATTTCAATACAAAAACTGTAAACAAATAAATGATCCTGTAACAAGGAAACGAGTTTATCAAACTCCTGATGGAGAAACTCTTCCCAGTGTAACAACTATACTCAGTGCTACTAAAGATATGACTGCATTGAATGAATGGAAGAAACGTGTTGGTGTTGAAAAAGCACAGCAAATAACAACTGAGGCAGCAGGGGTTGGAACTGCCATGCATGCCAACTTGGAACGGTTTATAATTGGCGAACAAAGACAACCGGGTAATAATCCAGTTCATGTTCAAGCTAATAAAATGGCCGATGTTATTATTCAAAATGGACTATGCAATATGACTGAGATATGGGCTATGGAGCAAAGTTTATATTTCCCAGGATTATATAGCGGAACAACAGATTTAGTTGGGGTTTATAACGGAAAACCAGCAGTTTGTGACTATAAACAAACAAATAAACCTAAGAAAGCAGAGTGGGTAGAAGATTACTACTTACAGCTAATGGCTTACATTTTAGCACACAATGAAATATATGGCTCTGACATACGTGAAGGTCATATCTTTATGTGTAGCAGAGACTTACAATATCAACAATTTACTTTAGAATCCAATGACTTTGACAAGTGGCAGGATGCTTGGTTGAGTAAAGTGGAAGGCTATTATTCCACTAATATGAAAGTCTAAAGCAGTTGCTCACACAATAAGCATAAATATCCTATAGAGAGGATATTAAGATGCCAATTGTAGAAATTGCTAAGATTCAGGTACGCAGGGGACAGGAAAATCAAACTGGAGTCCCACAATTAGATCCTGGAGAAATGGCATGGGCCGAAGATACTGAAAATCTTTATATAGGTAAAAGTATCAATGAAGGCGCCAGTAACAATAATAATAGTCGAATCTTAACAGATAAAGATTTAAATACATTTTTTAATATAGCGTCATCTGCAATTTCAGTTGCAAATAGCTCCACTGCTTACAGGTATAGAAGTGATTTACCTTATGGTAACACCGTAGGTAAATTACTGTCTACAACATCTACATATTCTATTAAATTAAACAACTGGGTAAGTTTAACAGATTTTGCTCCCAACGGAGTTTGGCCACCATTTGCAAATGATATTACAATATCTTTACAAAATGCAATTGGTATTATTTCTAATACATCTTACGGTGGCGGTGTTGTTTATGAAAAATTTGGCCCGCCTGCCATTAAAATTCCAGCAGGAACGTGGAATATTAATTCAACTGTAGAACTTCCACCAAACACAGTATTAATTGGTGATGGTCCAGCATCAACTATAATAACATATTCAATCGCTCTAAGTACTACTAACCCAATGTTTGAAACAGTGGATGGTTTAGGAAATTCTTATACACAGGGAATGACTTATAACAATGGGTCACAAGCATCACAAGTTCAAATTAGAGATATGGGCCTGCAATTCCCGTTCAGTGTCCAAACATCAGCTACTTTAGTGTCTTTAGACAATGTTACCAATGTATTAATTAAAAATGTTACGTTTGGGTCAACTGCAATCACAACATCATCGTTAGTTACTAATGGTATAGGCTTGGCTATAAGATCAAATTTGGCTGTAACTAATTTAGGGCTTTCGCCTTGTGGAAATATATCAATTGACAATTGTATATTCCAAGGAGTTAACGTAGGAATTTCAACTGTTGGTGCAGTTTACAAATATTCTGTTAGAAATAGTAAATTTTCATGGTTAACTAATGGTGTAGTATCTTACGCAAATACTGTCAGCGGGTATTTAAACTGCGTTAACTCTTTAGTTGAAAATTGTACTTTTGATACTATAGCTAACGAAGCAATTTTTATTGGAACAAGTACATTACAAACTTCAGCTTACTTTACTAGTCAAAGTAATACTTTTAGGAATGTCGGTAACAACTTTATTAATGAAACCAGTCAGTTTACTCCGGTAATAAGATTTAATGATACATCGTGTGTTTCAAATAATGATTACATTGACAGACAATATTCTTCACCAAGTACAACTTATCATGTTCCTTGGATTTCAGGGTCATCTACAATAATTGTAAATCAGGGTTCAGTTATTAAAACAGCCACAGTTGCTCCTGGAGCAGTAGTAACGTTAGCGCAAATACCATTAAACATTCGATCACAAAGTGCAAAATTTGAATACAATGCATATAATGTGAATATGGAACGTTCAGGCAAATTAGAAATGGATATTTCAACATCTGGTACTAATTATACTCCGGATGGATCATCAGTTGTTGGCGATTCGTATTCTTATAGCGAATCTTCACCCGGTAAGTCGCAACAATTGGTGTTTAGCACTGATCCTACTTATTCAACATTATCCTATCAATGTGACGCTAATTTTTCTACGTATCCATATGCTTATACTCAATCAACAATTAATGCAGGTACGACTACTGTAACATTGATTCTTGCCAATCCTGTAGGACAAAAAATATCCAGTGTAACTACAGGTATGAATATAACTGCTGTAAATTTACCACCAACTGGATTATTCCCAGGTACATATGATGTAGGTACAACTGCTACCGATGTTGCTGGCGCATTTTCAGTTGGTAGTACAGCAACTGTTGCAGGATATTCTATAGCAGGGAACCAAATTACAGTTAAATTTAATACTGCTACGATTGCTCCAATACCTACAGGTGCTGTGTTTGTATTCACTACAGCAACACTTGTGACATGGCAAAATGACTCTACATTTAATTTCCTTGCTCCGCTTGATCCATACGGAAATATAAATGTACTTGCTGGTACTAATCCTAATTTGGCCGGTGCTACGTTAAGAGTTAATGGAGGACAACATAGTTATGCTATAACAGGTACAACTTATCTTCCATTGACATCATCTTATCTATTCCAATTTTATGCATCACCATCATTAACAATACATCCAGAAGATACTGTGGAAGTCATGTTAAATATCGGTAATTATAAAAATTATACAGCATTAGTATGCCAGAATTTGGATACTACTCCAACTACTGTAGAATATACATTAAAATCTTTAACCGTTTAATTAATGTTTGAATTACAAATAGACGATAGATTATCGTCCTGGGCATCCCTAAGATTAGAATTGGAATCAGTTGATGATCCATTTCAAAAAGTAACTGAATTTTGGCATGATGCTCCATTTACTCCATATAATCGAAACATAGATCAATATCATCAAAAGTCTTGGCCCAGCCCTTGGCAAATTGTTGTAGACAATCAATATGATGATTTTACCAAAGCACTCATGATTGCATATAGTTTAAAGTTTACCAAACGATTTAATGAAAGTGTAATAGAATTGCGTACTATAGTAGACAAATCCAATAGAAAGTATTACAATATAGTGTGCGTAGATAATAAATGGGTTATTAACTACGGGGATGACGTAGTAACATTAGAAAATATACCTGATTCATTTTTGGTAGAAAACCTTATAGAAGTTCAAGCTTCGCGGTAAATATTATCTCGATACAAAAAGAAGGAAAATATGATCACAGTGGTCAAACGTAATGGTGAGGGCGTTCCGCTCGACATTAGTAAAATACAGAGACAGGTAGCACATGCGTGTAACGGGATAGATGGTGTAAGTCCCAGCATGGTAGAGATTAAAGCACAAATAGAGTTACACGATGGAATGACAACAGAAACTATAGATGAGTTATTACTCAAAGCTATGGTTGACTTAATAGATGAAACAGAAAATCCAGAGATAAACAATGTTAACTATCAATATGTTGCTGGTAGACAACGTGTTAGTATGTTACGTAAAGAAGTTTATGGAAGTTATAATCCGCCTAAACTTTATGACATAGTCAAAACAAATGTAGAAGCAGGTATGTATACCAAGGAACTATTAGATTGGTACACTGAAGATGAATGGAACATCATTGATCTGTTTATTGATCATGGTAAAGATGAAACATACACATATGCAGCAATAGCTCAACTGTGTGAAAAGTATTTGGTACAAAACCGTGCTACTGGACAAATTTATGAAACTCCGCAAGTTCGTTATGCAATAGCGTCTGCTACAGCGTTTCACAATGAACCAAAAGAGACTAGATTAAAATTAGTAAAGGAATATTATGAATGTGCAAGTGAAGGTCATTTTACTTTGGCTACTCCAGTTTTGGCTGGACTTGGTACTACTACTAAACAGTTTAGCAGTTGTGTGCTTATCAGTAGTGATGATACGCTTGACTCCATCTTCGCCTCAGGAGAAATGATGGCCAAGTATGCCAGCAAACGTGCTGGCATAGGATTAGAGTTAGGACGCATAAGACCTTTAGGTGCTCCTATACGTAATGGTGAAATTAAACATACAGGTATGATTCCATTTTTAAAGAAATGGTTTGCTGATTTGCGTAGTTGTAGTCAGGGCGGAATTCGTAATGCCAGTTGTACTGTTACGTTTCCTATTTGGCATGCACAGTTTGAAGACTTAATTGTGTTAAAAAACAATCAAGGAACAGAGGAAACTCGTGTACGTCAAATGGACTACTCTGTAGTAGTTAATAAGATGTTTTGGAATCGTTATAAGAATAATCAAAGCATTACATTATTTGATCCACATGAAGTTCCGGATCTCTACGAAGCATATTATAGAGATAGTACAGAATTTGAAAAGTTGTATCTAAATTATGAAAAGCATCCGACAATTAAAAAGAAAGTGCTATCAGCAGATGAGATATTCAAAAATGGAATACTTAAAGAGAGGACTGATACTGGGCGCATATATCTTGTCAATATCGACAATGTCATCAACCAAGGGCCGTTTGATACAACGCTTGATCCAATATATCAATCGAATTTGTGTATGGAAATTTTACTTCCGACTTATCCATTTCAAAGAATTGACGACGAAGGTGAATTTAAAATCACACTCGACACCGGAGAAGAATTAACTTTACCTGGCGAACATAAAGTATTGCTTAAAGACGGAAGTCGTAAAAAGGTTCGAGAACTAGATGAAACAGATGATATTGAAAATTTGTTAATATAATTTAGTAGGTAATAGTATTTCAGACTAAATAACGGTAGGAGAATATTATGACAAAATACATTGTTTACTGCCATACATTGAATAACAAGAAATATATAGGATATACAAAGAAAACTATGTCGGAAAGATTGGAAGACCATATTAAAGATGCTCAAACTGGATCTGATCGACATTTTCACCGTGCTATCCGTAAGTACGGTGTTGAAAATATTGTGTCTGACCAGTTATGCGAAGTTGAAACAAGGGAGCAGGCAAAACTTAAAGAATGTTTATATGTTGAGCAGTATGACACGTTTAAGAATGGTTATAATATGACGCAAGGCGGCGATGGCGGAAATACAAAAGAAAAATATTCCAAAAAACAGTTACATAACTGGGGCAAAAACAGAAGTAAATTGAGTTCTGGAATGAATAACGGAAACGCCAAACCTGATATTACGAAAGAAACTATTATTAAGGTATTATGTGATTTTATTAAAGAAACAAATAAATTTAGACAATATGTTTTTCGAAAAGAACTAGAATCTGTATTGAAGGATAGATTATCTGTAAGTAATATGACGTTACGTAATCGAGGTATTAGTAATCATACAGAATTGGTTCAATTAATCAATAATGAACTTGGGCCCGATAACTGTGTTAAGTATAATCCATATTATAGAAGTTCGGAACATAAAAAACACTTATCATCGCAGTCGGCAAAATGGATCTGGGTAACTGATGGAACAGTGAATTGCAGGATTGAGTTATCTATCATGGATAATTTTCTAGAAGAAAATAAAGATTATTATAGAGGAAGAACATTAAAAAATGAAAATAGTTAAAAAAGAATGCACTAGGAAAGTACCATCCATCGCGCTTTGTACTCTTGGCAGTGTAAATTGGGGTGCATTTACTAATCCACAACAAATGCGTAAAGCATGTCGTGTGTTAGTTCGTAGTTTAAGTAACTTACTACAATATCAAGACTTTTTAAGCGTTCAA